CAAAGAGCAACGTACTAGGAATGACAGCGGCTTGAGTGGCAGAGCCACGGGGCAAGGCAACATTGCCAGGCGTTGTGCCAGCAGGTGCCCTGAACCAATAATGCATAAGACAAGTCTTACCGCAATACTCAACAGTAGCGTGGGCATCAGCTGTGGAAATGGAACCACGGAAGATCTGAGAATATCGAGTCAAAATGGTGTCAAAAGCCATCTCGTCCAAATCAGTACCTCCCAAAGCCTCAGAAACAGCAACAGAATTAGACTGGAAACCCCCAACAACAGTAGCTGGAGCAACCATGTCACACACATGCTCACTAACATTGGGAAAGCGTACCTGCCGAACAACAGGTGCCGTGGCCACCGGCTTAGAAAAGCCAAAGGCTGAAGCAGCTTTTGCGGCAGCGTTAAGAAACCAAGAAGTAGGCCCAGTAAAGGGCTTCAGACTTGGAAACGCCTTCCCAATGGCAGTGGGCAAAGTGGCAGCAGTAGCCAAAATGCCAGAAAACTGGCCGTTGGCCTTAAGCTCAGCCTCCGCATTGGACTTGCCAGTGACAGGCTTAGCATTACCCGCCTGAGGAACTATGAATGTGGTGTCGACCAAAGGCATACGGCCAAACAACTGCACATTCTCCATGTGCATATAAACCTTATAAACAGGTGTATTAGACCCAGCCAAAGTTGGCGTGGGAAGCACCTGTGTAAGGCCAAAAGTGCCCATAGAGTGAAAATTCTCAGACGGACTGCTGCCCCAATACTCAAACTCGTTGAGAAAGGGAACAACCAAACGCGACTGGGTGTTGTGTGACACATCCAGCCGAACGTGGGGCAAATGAGTGCAAGTAGCTGGCTTATCAACACGGCGCCATTGAGAAGCGCCATACTGAAAGGCAGACACGAGCAAACCCTGGTGAAAAGGATTGCAATTATGCTCAACCGTAAACACCAAGTCCCCACGAACACCACGAACACCCCGCAAACGGGCAACCCAGTTGGGAACCTCATTCACAAAGTTGTTCCAAGTGGCGTCAAAAACATACAAAGACCCAACGGAAGCGGACAAATTGCCCCGCGATATCAACGTGGGGCGAGAAAAGAAACTCTTCAGATCCTGTATGTCGTCGTCAGCGGCCAAAAACTGACTGCCGGTACCCGCAGGGGCAACAGCACATATACTGGCCTCATCAGCGAAAAGAACTCCAGCATGATCCTGAACGGTGCTGGGTACATCAAGGGCACTTATATCAGTGCAATCATCAACTTTAGCTGGTTCATTAGCGTGCAACTATGTACACCACACCGCCTGCACTGACATGTGTGGGTGGGGCCGTTCTCTCTGAATCCTCTGAGTAGTAGCGGTAGCCATCCTGGCCACGCTTGAAACCGCGACCCCGGTATGTACTCCAAGCAGTGCGTATATAAGCTAATACCAAACATCTGTGCGTGCAAAGCACAGTTCTCTTGCCTGTTCTCGGGAAAACACACTGCATACAAAGCCCATCTCCTTGCAAACTGCAACACAGCTTCGTATCTGTGCTGCCACTCAGAAGCATCATGCAAGGAAAGCTCAAGCAGTGCGTCATAGAGGTTCTGCTGCAAGTCTCGCGCAAAATTGCGGTTGTTGTGGTACCAATAAGTACGGAACAGTATACTGTCCATATTCAACGGTCCACACCAGCCTCCCTCGCACTCAGCACGTGCAAACGACCTCTTCAGGAACGTGATGTCATCAATGGTCTCAAACGGCTTGAGCTCACCATCCTTCTTATCAGAAGTGTACGTGAGCCCAAAGTCCTTCATGTCCTCCGCTACGGTCACCTGATTGAAGACCTCGGAAACCGCATCGGAAACGCCAACCACGTTGTCATCGCCATAAGTGCACACATAAACGGAATCCCACATGTCTGTGAGATCCCCAGTGCGCGTGACGTAACACGCGGTCAGCGTAAATAAAG